CTTCGTTGCGGCGTGATCGGCACTGGTCGGATCACCGACGACGATGATCCCGTTAGAGCCACGGACCGGAACAGTGTTGGCCGTCTTCGATGTGCCAGAGACAGTGCGCAGGTACGGCTGTCCGGTAGACCCGACGCCGTAGACCGAGTTCGGGGTAGTGGAAGCGTCCACCTTGGTTCCGAGCGCGGCGGTCGTGGAGGTAGCAAGGTTTGCAACCTCAGTAGCGGCAGCCTCGCCAGCAGCGGCGGCGGCTTCCAGTTCAATGATTCGGGCAGCCTCGTAATCGTCTCCGGCTTTCCAATCATCGCGGGGGACGAAAGGCATGTCCTCCTCACTTTCTGCGCCCAGATTGAGCGCGGTAATCAGTCGAGCGGCTAGATCGGCGTGCCCCTTCGCGGTCGGATGAACACCATCCGAGGCGAGGATTCCCGCAGCCTTATCGGCGTCAATGTCGCCGGACCAGTAGCCTTCCATCGCGTCCGTAAAGTCACGGTTCGCGGGGTCGAGCGCGGCAGCGGTACGCATGGGGCCGATGATCTGCTCACGGTCGTACCCCTCGTCCTTCGGCGCGTCCTGTGACGCGAGGACGATCCACGGGTTCTTCGCGCACTCCTCAGAGATCACAGCTAGCATCTGGTTCAGCGTCGCCGTAACCTCTGCCTGGGTCTTCCCCGACGACTCCTCATTGCTGCCGTAGGACAGGATGATGAAATCAGGGTCCAGGTGCCGCAGTCGCGGGCGAAGCGTAAGTGCCTGCTGATTGGCGGTGAGATGCCAGTCCAAGGTGGACCCGCCCCAGCCGCCGTTCAGCATGATCGCACCGGCGGTGTTGTCGCCGTCGTACAGGTGTACGAAGTCGATCACTGTCTCGCCGGTGGTGGAAAACTCGAACGTGTGAGTACCACGGGGAAGCTCCCCGGAATCCCACGACGCTGAGAACGTCAGATCGCCGGACGTAGACAGGGGGATCGGAGCCGGGGTGTCACCGTCCACAGAGACGGTGACCGTGCCGGTCCCACCCCCCTCACGCAGACCGAACCACGCCCCAGTGCAGTCCGTCATCGACCATGACACCGGGGCACCGGAAGTGACGAGAATGTTGGTGTGCCCGAGGCCGGACGAGTTCGACGTTCCCCCGGTTCGAGTAGCGCGGGGCCAACTGGCACCAGCATTCGCCGTACGCGGTTCGCCCGCAGCATCCTGGTGGACCTTCCCCCGTATCGCAGACTCCACCAGAGCGGAAATGGACTTGTCCGGCCACGAAGCACCCGCCCCGACCCCCGCGATGGTGGACGACCCGATGATGATTCCCACAGGACGGTCCATCGCCAGGATCTCAGAGCGTCTCTTAGAGAGCGCCATCTACCCCTCCAATCACGTCAGGACGAGTGGCAGAGGACCACCCACCCGCCCGACTAGGGGTTTTCCGGGTCAGTGCCAGCGGTCTTGAAACGGATCACATCAGGGGTAGCAACGTTCACGCCGGTACCGGAGAACACAGCCTTGTCGTACAGGGCACCATCAGCATCCTTACGGATCTCAACAGTGAACTCCGTGGTCGAAGCACCATCATCAGCCTTGTCCATGCTGGACGGGTAGATGTTCGCCTCCAGTCGCGACACCTCGACATGAACGTTGCCGTTCTGGTCAGTGGTGCGGAACCCGATGTACCGCTGAGCATCCTGCGGAGCAAGAACCACAGTCGGGGTTCCTGCCTCCGGGAACTCAGAGTTCGGCCACATCAGGGACCAAACAACCTCGTTATCCTCCAGGGAGGTGAAGGTGCGGGTGTCCTTCTTGAACTTCTGGTCGGTGGCGATCAGCTGAGAAGACCAACCAAGGATCTCCGTACGGTCAGCGTCGCGCTCCTGGCCGATGGAAGAACCATCAGCGAGGATGCCAACCTGAAGCCAGTCAGCGCCGAACGTGCCGTCAGCCTCAGCCTTCGGATCGGTAGCGCCCACGATGGAAATGTAGACCTCGGCGTTCTTCCAAATGTGAACGCGGTCTGCAACGTCAGTAGTAGCCATGCTATGGCTCCTTTCGGTTAGTAGCAGCCTTCACAGCGAAAGCCGCAATCCAGCGGGACGCGTCCGGGGAATCCCGAACCACGCTCAGCCCCACTGCGGGATAGATAGTCAGACCCGGCACGTGGGCGGGGTCCAGTAGAAACGCCTCCAGCTGCGCCGCCAACGAGCGCGCATCCGGGGCAAACTCGGCGTAGGTCACGACACGGACGATCTCGCCCGTCCATGCCCGCGCCTGATCGGTGGTGCCGTTCGATGAGACGGTCACCGCAGGGCCGGACTTCACACCCCAACCCTTCGGCAACTCTGATCTCACCGGCACGTCAGCCACCGCAATATTCAGTTCTCGGATGATCGCGCTCACCGCGTCCTGTTGGACGAGCATCGTCACCCCCCATACCTGTGAATGTCGAGGCCGGACGAAACAGCAGACTGAATCAGGTAGCCGTGCTTCGCCTCAGCAGCACGCGCTTGCGGAACCCGCATAGCGACCAGCGCGACCGGCTTACCGCCCTTGTCCTTCTTCATCCGCACGTCCGCGTTCATCTCCGCAGGCACCCCCGAAGCGACCCGCTGCCCCGCCTGCTGAACAAGCGGCGTAGCGGCCTCCAAGAGCTGCTGCCAGAAATCGTCAGGCAGATTCTTCTGAGCCATCAGCCCTCACCCCTCTGGCACACGAACACAACAGACGGGCGATGCCTCGACAACGCGGGCCGGCGGAATGCCGCAAAATCATGCGGCGGCTCCAGCACCGTGAACCACTCCCCCCGGATCAACACCTCAGAATCAGCATCGACCACCGTCCCAGACGGGGCGAACACCCGAAGCTGCACGAAAGCACCCTCCCGGTCCTGCCCCACATCCTGAGCAAGCACGAGCGGCTGCACACGACACGTCACAGTGACGGAACCACCCGGCATCTGCGGTACCCCGTACTCGTCCACTTCTGGACGCTGACGGATCACCACAGGCTCCCACGCCTCATTCACCGGTACCACCGCTCCGGCCAGCGCGACGCACGCGGGAAACTCCCCCGAGCACCAGCCTGATACAGCAGGCCCAGTTCCTCACGGTGCGCATCGGTCAGGATAAGCCGACCGAACCCGACCAGCCCATCAACAGACGAACCATAGGTCACCGAATCGGACTCAGCGCCCGTAGTCGAGGACACTGAAGCCTGACCGACGTTCCCGCCAATCAGAACCGCTGCGGCCACCATGTCACGGATCACGCGCTTAGCGGCATGAGCCAACCACGGTGTTGCCGCAACCTCCGCATCGAAGTCCCTACCGACACGAGAGAAAGCGTCACGCACAATCTCCTCCGCGTCGCCCAGAAGAACCACGACCCGTGCAGCCTCATCCACCGCCAGCGTCACCGGCAGGCGTGAGGCCAGATCATCAAACTCAACGAGCATGACGCACCCCCTTTTCGGAGTCAGCGCGTCGCCGCGATGATCTCCTTCTTCGTCAACCCCTTCGGGTCAATCCCCTTCTTGACGGCATAAGCACGCCACACATCCAAGGACTCAGTACGCTTCGGGGCACTAGGCCCCTCAACCACCTTCTCGACCGGGGCAGGCTTCGGCTTAGCAGCACGGGTGACAACAGGACCGGAAGGCTTAGACACAACCTCGGAAGCCAAAGCGCCCTGCGCCTCCAGCCACTCCGCCATAGCGTCCTCAACCTCGACCGAAGAACCCCGCAACAGAACACCCGTGCCCGGATTCCACGCCCGGGCCAGCGTCACCCGACGCATCACAGACCCTTGATGCGAACGACGGACTTCGGGTTGTCCACAGCGATAGCCCGCTTACGGACCAGATCGGAACGCCACGACATGGTGGGGCCACCAATAGGAGAATCGCCACCCTCGACATACAGGGGGGTAGCGGTCAGCGGCATGGTGTCAGACTTGAAGCCAACGGCGTTAGCCTCGAACACATACGCCTCATCCTTCGGCATCAGACGGGAAGTAGCAACATTCAGGGTGCCGAACAACTGGTAGCCGGTCAGGCCCTTGTAGACAGGGTTGTCATGAGCAACATCACCGATGTAGAGCTTCTGGATCTGCTCGTTGCGGATGATCTTCGTGAGCGCCTGCGGGTGGACCAGCAGGGTGTTCGGGTCGTAGTCGAAGATGCGGGTCTCGTCACCGTCAACGGTGGCACCCTGCACCATCTCGATAGCGTCGAACAGATCCTTCACCGGGTCGCCAGCAGTCCAGGCGGCGGAAGCCTGCAACTCGGGGATGGCAGCGGCGTTGAACGCGCCGAACACGGCATTAACGCCGTGACGGAGAACAGTCTTCTCCAGGGCGTCCATAGCGCGGGTGACAGCATCAACCTTGTTCTCGTTGCGCTGCTCCCACGAGATTCGGATAGCCTCACCGGTCTTGATGCCGAAAGCGGCATTCAGGGAACCAAGCTCCGGCGCGGACACCGGAATCTCGCCGTACTCGGCGATCTCCTCAGCATCGTCAGCGAGGTAGAGGCCCGCAGCCTCACGGAAAGCAACAACCCCCTGGTTGCTGCCACCGTCACGGAAGAACAGATCTTCGACAAACGAGTTGTCCAGGTCCTCGATGATCCGCTGCGGGATGTAGGTCGGATCGGCCATGAGCTCATCGACGGTGATCTGGGGACCGTCGTAAGCGGAAGTGATAACGTCAGCCATTACTGGCTCCTTTCAGTTGGCGGGCGCACGCCCGACATGACAAAACCCCCGACCCGACAGGCCAGGGGTTGGGATGATTCGGGGTGTACTACTCGCCAGTGCCAGCAGCGACAGGGGCGGTCGGGGTGGCAAGGAGAACCTTCACCTTGCCGTCGCCGGAAGCGCGGACAGCGGTGCCGACAAACACGGCGCCGGTAGCGGCAGCCTTACCGTCAGCGGCAGCGTAAACCGGGGCACCGGGGGCGAAAGTGCCCTCAGTCTCAACCGGGACAACAGCCGGGGTGACATGCACGGCAACGTTGCCCGGCTTGCCGATGTGAAGCACGTTGTCATTAGTACGGGCCGGGGGGTTGGCGTTAGCGCCGGTGACAACCGCGCCGAACACGGCGGCGGTACCGTCAGCGTGCTTCGCACCCTCAGCGGCGACAGAGACGAGCCGGAACTTCTCGATGTCCTCAGCAGCGTCGAAAGTGATAGGGCCGGTCTTGAAAACAGCAGACATACTAGGTTCTCCTTAGTAGTTGGAACGGGTGCCGAGCAGACGGTCTGCACGGGCGCGGAAATCGGACTTGGTTGCAGCGTCGGTCGCCTCGCGGTCCTGGCCGTGGCCGATCTCCTTAACGGGGATCGTGTTCTTCGGGATGGATCCGTACAGAGCGCGAGCAGCGTCCATGTCCTTGTGAGCGAGGGCAACAGCCTTGGACCGGATAGCGACGTTGAAACGGCCATCCTTGATCCACTGGTCAACCTCAGCCTCACGGGAAGCGGTGTCGGCCTCGTTCTTCGCATCCCAGCCGAGCTTCGCGGCGGCCTTCAGATCGTTGTAGGTGTCCATGTCGAGGACAACACGATCAGCCGGAACCGGCTCCTCGGTAGCCAGGTCTCCGGCAGGCGCGGCCTCTTCCTCGTCTCCGGCGGCGGACTTCACCGTGACGGTGACCGGCAGCTCAACCGGCGCATCGTTACCGGTGACGGTGACCGTCAGGGCAACCTCGGAATCGGGCTCAGCGCCAGACGGGGCAGTGACAGTGAGAACACCGGTCGCCTCGTCAACCTCGGCAACGAAACCCTCCGGCGCCTCACCGACAGAGAACACCAGGCCGGACGGCGGAAGCTCGCCCTGCGGCTCAACGGTGGCCTTACCGGTCGGGACAACCGTGGTGCCCTCCGGGTAGGAAATCTCAACATCACTGGTGACAGTGACGGTCTCATTCATGATCTTTCGGACGATGTTCACAACGTCCTCGTGGGAAAGCGAACCCATGCCGCTATCCTCCTTCTGCCCCGTAGGGGCGGTTAGGTCGGGAGACGGCGCAACGCTTCGACCCCGATACTTGAAATGGTTAGTGACACGTCCAGCGACAGCGGCGACAACGGCCCTGCCATCCTCGACCGAATCGGCCAGGCCGGCAGCCACCGCCTCATCCGCCGAAAACCACGTCTCCGCCCGCATTCGCTCCCGCCACTCCGAAGGCTCACCACCACCACGGGTGGCGTACACCGACGCGAGATTGTCGGAGATGCGCTCCAGGTCGGTGACAACCCGGCCCATCTCCGCAGCGTTCCCGCCGACGAAGCTCATGGCGTCGTGGATCATCAGCTCTGCCGTGGGCCGCATGACCACACGGTCAGCACCGCCCACCGCGATGAACGACGCGGCAGACGCGGCCAGCCCCTCCACGACCGCCGTAACAGTCGCAGAGTGCGCCCGGAGTGCGTTCATGATCGCCAGGCCTTCGTACACGTCGCCGCCCGGACTGTTCACCCGCAAGGTGATCTCGTCCGTCTCCAGCGACTTCAATTCGGAGACAACGGCAGACGCCGAAACGTCAGTGCCGATCTCCCCGTAGATCAACAGTTCACTCACTGTTGACCTCCTCCCCCGGCGTTGCCGCCGAATCATCAACAGGAACATCAAGCCCCGTAGCCTTCAGCGCGTCATCCTGCGAAACACCAGCATCAACAAGTGACTTCGTAGCCGCCGCCAACTGGGCCAACTCCGCAGCGTCCGCCCCGTCCGCCGCATCAGTCTTCACATCTCCGGCAGCGACAGCCTCAGACAGAGGACGCTTACCAGGCAGCGAGTAGACACGCCGAACGTGCTCCTCCAGATCCTTATCCGCGAAGATCGCCTTAGCGTTCACCAGCGTGGCGAGATCCTGAGCAGACAGTTCCTTCTTCGACGCAATCGGATCAACAACAACCCGAGGGCACAACCCCGTATAACCGGGGAACGCCACATCGACAAGATCCTCAACGATGTGCTGAGTCGCGGTGTCCGCGATCCAGTCTGCAATCGTCTGCAACGACTGGATGAACAGATCCGACTGCGTTTCCGCC